CCTATTTCCTTTGATAGAGAGTGTTACGTAGTAGTTGGTAATGATGTGAATGGTAACAATGTTGATAACCAGGTCCATTCGTTTAGAGAGCATACTAGAACTGGGGTTAAAGTATATTCTCAGGCGGCGAAAGATGGGTTAAATAAAACTACGGCTTGGGGCAGATTTATCGCGGTAGGTAATTAGATAATCCCTAGAGCAAACCAGTAATAAGACGCAGCATATTTATCACTAGCAACAAATACAGCTTTCGTGGTACTACTTTCACTAACAGCGTTTGCAAAATATCTAGGTGTATCAGAACCACTCCAATAGGCATCAATAGCATTAGCCATGAATAATCTTGTGAATCTAATAGGGAATGTTACTTCCGTTTTTATAATATTATCTTGGCCACCAATTCCCCACTGGAGATAGTTTAATAAGTGCCTATAGAACTACGGCATGGGAGCAGGTACATTGCAGTAGGTAATTAGCTGATTCCAAAGCACAGCCAGGTAAAGTTGCCGGCATTGCCACGATTAGTTAAAAAACGTATAGATGTTCTATTATTATTTGAGAAACCACTGTTCCAAGACACATAGAACTCATCGCCTCTTGTGTTTGTACTTGCGGAGTCGTCGGTACATAATGCAACTAACACCTTACACGCAATAGGCAATGTTAAATCACAATATGTATTTTGATTTAAAAACCAAGTTAATCCCCACTGGGGAGTTATTTTAATAATTCCACGGTTTTACGTAGCTCACGAATAGTTTTATGAGTGTATACCCTAGTGGTAATATCACCTTGTTTGTGGCCTAGCAATGAGCGCAAAGCGTTAGGCGGTGCGACCGAATCAAGTAAACTTGCGAATGTGTGTCTGGTATCGTGGATAGTATGCTTACAATTTAACTGTTTCATAATATTTTGAAAATGCTTACGGAATGTTGTGTAACTTACAGTAAATAGATAATCATCAGTATCTATATATAACAGTTCTATTAGCGGTATAATGCGACGATGTAATGGGATGATACGACCCTCGCTCGCTTTTGTTTTAGCGTGCCTTACGATGAGATATGATGATCGTCTATTGATATCCTGCCTACGTAAATTAAGTAGCTCACTTATGCGGAGCCCTGTGTAGAGCAGTATTAAAATCATGCGAGAATAAGATGTATCTATCGCCCATAATTTGTTGATTTGTTGGCGAGTGAATACTCTTCTTCTAATTGTTGGCACATTGGGGCCTAGATTTAAGTGTAAGGCGTAATTAGTGATAGGATAATCTTGTATAATAGCGTAATTAAATAATTGATTAAGTAATGTACGGACTTTCTTACATGATGAGTAGGAAAGTCCTTTTACGTGCATGGAATTAATCACATTTTGGAGGTGCTGAAAATGAATATCCGTGATAGGCATATCCGCTATGTTGGATATGTGTTTAAAAGCAATGTGATAAGACTTAATAGCACTCTTAGAAACAGACCGTGAGTGAATCGGCAACCACTCGTTAAATAGTTGCCTTAATGTAATGATATTGCGTTGCATACGTTTTAATATAACAAGGTGACGGCGCATAATTTAACCTCCGAAAGGATATTACTATGAATCAATATATATTTATTTTAAATGAGATGGGCGAGAGAATTACGTCCATTGTGGATAACACAGTAACAAAAGAACAGTTGTTAACAACTGCAAAAGAACAATGGCCAGATGCTGCCGATTACATTTACTCCGAAAACGGTGACAACATGCTTGACGAGTTTATGAAAGGCAAATTCTATGTAGATGGCAAGTTCGTTGAACCGCAAGCAAAAGAGCCAACAAAGGCGGAAAAAATCGCTGAAATTAGAAATTATTACAATGGGCGTTTTGAAACGTTAGAACAAATGTTATTAAGACGTCGCTTGATTAATGGCGATATTACCGACTTGCAAGATCAGTTTAAGAAACTGAATCAAGAAATGGTATTAAAAATTAAGGCGGTGAAATAATGGAAACATTTGAAATTAAAAGTGATATTCCTGTAATGAAGTTCTGTGAATGGTGCTATGAAACATTAAATGAGGATGGAACATGCCCAACAGAAGGATGCATCCATAATGACTTAATGGAATTGGACGAGGTGCGTGAAGATGAAACTACCGGTCCTACACAACTTTAATGTGATTAAAGGAGAAACAATTACTCTAAATGTTGGTTATACCAATATGGTAGATAGTGAAAGCCTATTTGCATGTGTTAGAAAATATCCAACAGATGAGGAGTACAAGGCAAAGTTTGATATATCTGTATCTCAAGATGGGTTAGAAAATGATGAGCTGTGCAAAATCATTTTATCTTTGGACACAGATACATTAAGCCGTGGTAAGCACTACTGGGATTTGTTTTTGTGGAGTGGTAATAAGCCTATCAAATGTTTAATAAAAGGTGAAATCACAATATGTGAAGGCGTTAGCAATAGGGGGAAATAATATGAGTGATGAAAATATTCATATAAAGTCTAATGATGATGATAAAATCATTGTCAAAGATAATACCCAAATTATTAAATTGCAAGGGCCAAAGGGTGAACCAGGAGAGCAAGGTCCTCCTGGTCCTCCTGGGCCAAAGGGTGAGCCTGGTAAGAATGGTATTGACGGACTAAACGGCGAACAAGGGTTGCAAGGTATTCAAGGTATTCAAGGACCACCTGGGCCTCCTGGTGCTCCTGGTAAAGATGGAAAGTCATTTACTTATGACATGTTCACATCGGAGCAATTAGAGGCCTTAAAAGGCCCTAGGGGTGAACAGGGTCCTCCTGGTGATGGTGCTAATGTAGATTTATCAGCCTATACAACTAAACAAGATGCCGATAATCTGTATCTAAAAAAAGTTGATATAAGAAATTACCTTACTATGTTAGGCGACCCTAAATATGCATTAAAAACAGATCTAAATGATTATTTATCTAAAACAGATGCGACAAATAATTACGCTCAAAAGGGGTGGGCTACTCAAACATTCGCCTATAAGAACGATTTAGGTACTTTTATTAAGAAGAATGAGATTGCTCAATATGCATTAACTCCTGGTGATGCCTCTAATCGTTACGTTAATAAACTAGAGGGGCAGTCCTTTGCTCAAAAATCTGAATTAAGTAATTATGTTAAGAAAACGGAAATTAATCAGTATGCATCAAGTACACAAGGGCCACCTGGGCCTAAAGGGGAACCTTTTAAATATTCTGATTTCACGCAAGACCAACTTAATGCACTTAAAGGACCAAAGGGTGATAAAGGCGAACCATTTAGATATTCTGATTTTACAACGGAACAATTACTCGCTTTAAGAGGCCCTAAAGGCGACCCTGGAACAGGCGGTGGAGGACAAGTAACTTCGCAACCAGTTGAAATATATGAAGTTGTATGGGGAACGGCAAAAGCAGGTGAACGAGGTGCGGACAGAGGATATTTAGCATTCGACCCATTAACTGGTTGGGGGTACTTGCATTTTGACTTTGTATTAACTGCCCCTTCCGGTAATGGTAACGTAATCGCATCGCTTCCACCGAATTCTCCGGTTTCTGTACGACTAATAGAAAAAAGTGTTAATGTAAATAACAATAGTGTTTATGTTGAACGAAACAGCCGTATGATTAAGGCTTGGGGCGTACCGGCGAACAATCGTTATATTATTGATATTATAGGGTACTGGAGAAAGGGGTAATAAATGTGGACATGGCAATTTGAATTGAATGACATTTTAACCACGCTTACGATAGTGGGTATAGTTGCTGGGGCAGGATATAGATTGTTGATTATTCCGTTATTACAACAATTAGACTCACAACGGATGCAAGATAATCTTATTTTTCAAGAAAAATGGGGCGTGCTAACTGATACGCTAAAAGATTTGAAGGATGAAATCAAATTATCACGTGCAGAACGGATTAAAGCGGAAAGCAAGCAAGTATTATTATCAGCAAAAGTTGAAGCCTTAGAAGTACGTGTTGATGATATAAAGGAGGAGCTACATGAACATACCGCCAAATCTCATCAATACCGTTAAAAAATCATATCAATCTGTAAGGGTGGCCAACTTCCACCCTACAGGTATATTCGCTACACGGGCGCTAGTATTTATTATGCTAGTGCCTATTTTATTGGTAATAACTCAGTATGTTATGTCATTTGTTAGCGGGTACGTATCTGACGAGGCGAACAAGCTGATTAATGTAGGGCTTAATATCATAGATCATATATTCATCCCTAGCGTATTAATGGCTGTTGTAGGTTTCTTAGGACTTTGGTTAGACAAAAATAATAATGGTATTCCTGATAAATTAGAGGAGGAGGATAAACGATGAAAGTATTTATTAATCCCGGACACGATATTAATTTAGATAGTGGCGCAGTCAATCCTGTACATGGTACTCGTGAGTGCGACGTAGCTCGTGATGCAGGCAAGATGTTGGCACGCTATTTGGAAACAGCCGGATGTGAAGTTCGTACTCTACAAGATGATGATTTAGGTCTAGTATGTTCTGAATCTAATTCTTGGGGCGCAGATATCTTTGTATCTCTTCACTGTAATGCATTTAATACAGAAGCTAGAGGCACTGAGACTTTGTATAAGTCCTTTAATGGTCAACGTTTGGCCAATGATATCCAATCACAAATTATCCGAAGCATTAATACAGTTGATCGTGGTGTTAAAAAACGCGACGACCTTTGGGTACTAAATGGCACGGATGCAACTGCAGTATTAGTTGAAATGGCATTCATTGATAACGAAGAAGACCACGCTGTGCTGACTAATGATTTAGATACTATCGTTCGTGCTATCGCTAGGGGAATTACTGACTACGCAGGAGGGGTATAATGTATGACAAAATCAAAGTATTATTTGATAACCCTACTTACCGCTATTTTGTTATCGGTGGTAT